GGAAGCTGCCGGATACATCATGGATACGGTCACAAAGCTTATGATGGGGTGCAAAAATACGGAGGCATCCATGCGGATGCAGACGCTGATGGATGAGAATACGGACGGCATACGGATTCCGGAGTTCTTGCGTGCCGCAGCGAAAAGACGTTTGTGGCCAGAGAGGAGGGGATGATATGGCATCACAGCCAACACTAAGAACGATTTGGGGCATTGCTAAAAGCCCGGAGCTGAAGCTATCAGATGAGGAACTCCACCTTGTAGTGCAGGCTCACACAGGGAAAGACAGTCTGAAAAACCTGAACAAGCGTGAGCTTGGCACAGTAGTCCGTGTGCTTAGCGGCATGAAGGACTCAAGCAAGAAGTCGGAACGTGCTGCCACAAAAGGCTCCGGGAATCCTGCTACAGAGAATCAGCGTAAGAAGATATGGAAGCTGACACAGGAACTTGGATGGGATAAGCCTGCAAGAGTGAATGGGCTTAGCCAGAAGATGTTCAAAGTCAGCAGGGTGGAATGGCTCAATTACCAGCAGTGTTCCAAGCTTATTGAGGCATTGAAAAAGATACTGGAGAGGGGAGTGACATTATGAGTACATTGCAATTATGCATTATTTGCATCACAGTTATAGTATGTTTTGCAATTAAATACCAGAAATAGATTTTAGGCATCAATCTGGGCAGATGCCAAAGGTGAAAGGAGATGCTGCATATGGCAAAGGCTAAAAGGATGACGAATGCCCAAAAGAAATATAATGCAGACTTTAAGAAGCGGATGCAGGCGGAGGGCATCCTCCCACCGGACAAACCAAGGCTAAACCGCAAAAAGTTCGTGGAGGGGGCAAGGCAGGAATGGAACGGCAGGGATGGAGATTGTTATGCATGGGACTACTTTCTTTCAAAGGGGATTAGCATCATGCTTGGGCACACCGACAAAGGGCGGAGCGTTCATCCGGAGGCGGTAGGGGTTGCCAAAGCCCTGAAGCTTGCAATCCGGCTGAAACAGTTCTCTGACAGACTGAAAAGTGAGGGCAGGTCGACGTACGCACTTAAAGAGCAATATGAATTCATCAAAGACATCATAGACGCATAAGGAGGTGCGGAGAAATGAAGGTAATCAGATATATATGTGACTGCTGCGGTAAGGAGATCGGGGAAGAGGGCGTCCGGGCGATGTTGCTCTACTTCGATACTAAAACCGGAGAGGTGACGGAAACGGTAGACAAGGAGATTGAAAACAGGGAGTTTTGCTTAACCTGCGCCATTGATGCGGTACACACCCTGAAGCGTACGGACATCAAAGATGGTGAGACGATTCCGGCTGCAACGGAGGCGGCACCCGAAGAACATGAAGGCACTGCGGGCAAAAGCGGCAAGCCTGCAAAACCGGGTGAAGGGGACGGTTCCGGGAGGAGATCCGATTTGGACATCGGGAAAGTCATGGCTCTGCATGATGCAGGGTGGGACAGTGGCAGGATTGCGGATGAGATGAGAGTCGGAAAAGACAAAATACAAAAGGCGGTATGGTACCAGAAGAACAAGAAAAGATTAGATGAGAAACGGAGGGCAAAGAACGATGGCGATTTACAAGAAGATCAGTAGCCACGGATCCGTGAGCATCCCGGTGGCACTGCGCCGGGAACTGGGGCTTGAGCCGAAGGACCCGGTGGAGGTGACGGTCACGAAGGATAACTGGATTGAAATAAAACCGTACCTCCTGCGGTGTGCTTTCTGCAAAACCCAGGATGGGGTGGAGAGTTTCCATGGGAAAGGTATCTGCGGAAAATGTGCAAAGGAGATCCGGGAGAAATTAACAAGAGATAGGAGGGGCACAGATGGATGTTAAGGAAATGACTACCATGCAGCTGGTCAATGAGGCGGTAAACCTAGATAAGGAAGCTAAGAGGAACAGGAAGCAGTTAGATGCCTGTAAGGCGGAACTGACCGCCAGAGGAATGAAGGTGCTGGATGACCGGAACACGAAGTACATAAAGTATTTTAGTGAGTCAGGGTCAGCAGCCATCACGGACAGCCAGGGGTTGGACGTGCTGAACGTGGACAAGCTGAAAGGGTTGTTGACAGAGGGTATTTGGAAGTCAAAGGTGAAAGAGAGCACGGAGACAAAATACAAGTTTGACATGAGACTTGAGAGGGCATTGAAGGCTGCTTTCACAGGAGACTATAGCTTTGACTACAGTTTGGAGGGATTTTTGGACGCTGTTATAAAGCCGGATGCCGGGCAGAAAAAGCTGCTGCTTAAAAAGCTAAAAGGCGACTACGAAAAAGACAGAGCGACGCTGATCAGCGTGATGGGACAGGCTGGGGAAGATACACCGGATTACGATGTTGAGCTTTGGTACATCTACAGGATCAAGAATGCGGAGCTGATCCGGGCATTCTGGCCGGAAGAGGGGACTGACTGGACAATTGGGGAAATTAAGAAATGCGTGATGGTCGAGGCAAAGACCAGCATCACGATCGACTATGACAAGGAGGAAGAATAACATGGGACTGGCAGATAGTTTTTCAAGAGAAGACAGGGTGGAGGTGAAATTCTCTGACTTCTACAGTCTGGTTAAAGGGTGTACTCAAAGAGATATGATGCAAAATGCCGTCAACACCGATGTACCGCATGAATTTATCAGAAGCATGGTATCGGGCAAGAAAGATTCAGAAAGGGAGGAACAATAACATGGCAGCAAAGAAGAAAAAAGTATTAATCATAGCAGGGCACGGGGAAGGCGATCCGGGTGCGTGCAGCAAATGGGGACGGGAAGCAGATTATGCAAGAGAGCTTGCGACGCTGGTGAAAAAGTCCATAGGAACCAAAATGAGCGTGACCATGTATGACCAAAGCAAAAACTGTTACTATCAATCAAAAAACGGCAAAGTGCCGGATTATGCAGCATATGACTATACGCTTGAAATACATTTCAATGCGAAGACGACCAAAGACCCTGACGGAAACGGCGTGTTTACAGGGGCAGGAGGGTACTACCACCCGAATAACAAGGGACGTGATATTGCGGATGCCATGGTGAAAGCCATTGCGGCAATGGGTTTTAAAGTGTGGCAGAACTGCACAAGCACAGGGCTCTTAAACTTAAACAAGGCACAGGCGGCAGGAGCCAGATATTTTCTTTTAGAGACCGCCTTCATTGATGACGGGGATGATATGAACTTCTATACAAAGAACCGTGAGAGGGTGGCGCAGGCGGTCGCACAGACGCTGATATCCGGTCTTGGCGTATCAGGAGAGGCAACGCTGTCAGATGTGGCTAAGACGGAATGCTACAGGGTCAGGACCACGTGGGAGGATGCAGCCTCGCAGAAATTCGCAGGAACGCTTGAGGGAGCAAAAAAAGCGTGCCCGGCAGGGTATTCCGTATTCGATCCGGACGGGAAATGCGTGTACACGAAAGAATCCAATGGAACGCAGGCTGGCATCTTTGCAAACATGAGCGAAGCAGAATACGTGGCATACATTGGTGAATTTTACAGGTCAGATGAAGAAAAGAACGGCATACTTGCATGCGTATCCATGGCGCAGGGAATCCTTGAATCAGGATATGGGAAGACGGACCTTGCACAGAATGGGAACAACCTGCATGGCATGAAGTGCATTTTGTCATCCAATACATGGAAGGGGACAACATGGAATGGGACAAGCTCCTACACAAAGATGTCACCGGAGCAGGACAAGAACGGAAACGAAGCACTGTACCAGTCGGCGTTTAGGAAATATGACTGCATTGAAGATTCTATTGAAGACCATGCCATGTATTTGCTGGGTGCCGCCAACGGCAGCGAACAAAGATATAAGGGGCTTCAGGGAGAGAAGGACTACAAGAAAGCGGTCACAATTATTAAGAATGGCGGGTATGCGACAGACAAGGATTACATTGACAAGATCTGCAATATCATCCAAAAGTGGAATCTGGTGCGGTTCAATGTGGGAAATGAAGAAATTGCCGGCGAAATCCAGGCACAGGAAACACGGGAAGCTTATGAGGTGAAGGTAACGGCAGACATTCTGAATATCCGTTCCGGACCGGGAAGCGGCTACCCGGTCACGGGCAAGATTAAAGATAAGGGAGCCTATACGATAGTGGAAGAAAAAGACGGCTGGGGCAAGTTAAAAAGCGGAACCGGATGGATAAGCCTTTCCTACACGCAAAATGCAGAAGGGGGCGGCACGTCCGCAGGAAGCTCCTCATCAGGAGTCCCATACCTTGTCACGACCACTTGTGAGGTATTAAACATCCGCTCTGGCGCAGGCACCCGGTACAGGGTAACCGGCACGATCAGCGAGAGTGAAGGAAAGAAGAAAGAATACACCATCGTGGAGGAAAAAAGCGGATGGGGGAGGCTGAAATCCGGAGCCGGGTGGATAAACCTCTCCTACACCAGGAGAGCTTCTTAATGGTGGGAAAGTGAGGTTGGAATGAATACAGATGCCCTGACAAGGAAGCTGATCGAAGAGACCACCATGGAGGACATATCCGAGAATTACCGCCCGGTGGTTGAAATCATCGGGATAGGGAAATTCATTGAGTTAAGCGATTATGCAAAAGGGGATGAGCTGTACTTCCCTAAGACGGAGAACATCATAGCCCCGGCAAGAAACCGCAGGATCAAGAAGGAGTGGGACGGGTACAATTTAAAAGAACTGGCGGACAAGTATAACCTGACCACGAAACAGATAGGAAACATCCTAAAGGATGAGCCAATGATAGGTCAGATAAGCCTTTTTGATTAGGAAAATGTGAAGGAAAATCCGGAAACGTTTCCCCTAAAGAGTCTTAACAATCATTGATAAGATAAGAGCATGAGTTTACTCATGCTCTTATTGTTTTCCCGTCATTCTCAAAATCAAAGACAAAAAGGAGTGGTTATATGAAAAACTTTACTGACGTATCACAGATCACGCTCTTCATAGGCGTACTGGCATTTATCGTTTCAGCCATCACGGAAGCATTGAAGAAATGGGCCTGGTTTGATAAGAAAGTCCCTACGGCATTGACGGTCATTGCCCTGTCCGTCATCCTGTGCCCGGTTGCGTTATTGGGCCTTGCGTCCTATTACGGGATGGCAATCGAATGGTTCATGGTATTTGCCTCATTTATTGCAGCCTTCATTGTGGCATTGGTGGCAATGGACGGATGGGAGAGGGTAAGCGAGCTTGCGGGAAAGCTCATCAAGAAATAGCCTATGGAATATGTTATCACGTTCTCTGACGTAATGGCGGGGGTCATCACCCTTGCAGTCGGGGTCTTGAGCTTCTTCATCCGTGGATGGTTCAGGAGCCTGCAGACCAATACGGAGGAGATAAAAAAACAGATAAAAGAGAATGACGAAAAAGCAAACAAGAGGATTGACAAATTAGAAGTGGAGACAGATGCAGACATTGCAAACATCAAAAAAGAACTGAATGACATTAAGGGTGATTTCGCAACTACATTTGTTCTTCGTGAGGATTTCTTCCGTTCCATGAACGGGGTGGAAGACAGGATGAGAAGCATTGACGGAAAAATTGACAGGCTGCTCATGCAAAATAACAGGAAAGAGTAAAAGAGTGAGGTGAACAAAGTTGAATGATTTAGAAAAAGCAGAAATTAGGCAAAACAAGGCAATCAGGGGATACATCATCCGATGCCTGGTCAAAGGCTACAACAATACGGCCCTGACAAGGCAACTGTCAAATGCAATGATTGCAGCCGGACTTGTAATATCCCCGGACATCAGCAAGTATCTTGACTATCTTCAGGGAGCCGGATATATCGAATTTACGGACAACAAGGTAACAGCCTATAACGCCTATGCTAATGATGCGGTCATCAAGCTCACAAAAGAAGGCGTTGACCTTGCCGAAGGCACGGTGGAAGACAATGGGGTTGATATTTGATGGGAAAGCAGAGAACCAAGAAGAGAATATCATCCAAAATTGATGAGCTCCCTGAAGAGTTACGCCTGAAGATAGACGTGATGCTTGCTGACACGTCCAATACCTATGAATACATCAGCCAATACCTGAAGCAGGAGGGCTATGACATATCAAAATCAAGCGTGGGCAGGTATGCCACACGCACAAACACAGCCATGCAGAGGCTCCTTGAGGCACAGGCACAGACGGAGAAGCTGGTACAGGTGGTAAAGAAGAACCCGGACGCCGACTATACGGAAGCCGGGATGCGGATGCTCATGGACGGGCTG